TTAGCACCTGTAAACTCGTCAAACGTTTCAGCAATCTTAAGATCATGTACACCTAATTGATTGATTCTATCTATTAGTCTGTCAAAGATAAAAGGATTCGTCTTGCTTTCAACAACAATCTTAACGAACTTATCTTTTAAATGATCTATAGGTATAATATTATAATCTATTTTCTCGTCATTGTACATAACTTTTTCAAAGATAGATTCTGTGTTACGTACTGGCGTGAGCTCACGTGTGTCCGTGTCGAGCACGTGGAAGTACTTAGGATCATGTGCATCTGCCCAAGTGAATTCCATTTGAGAGCCTAGATAGTGAATATTACCACGAGATGATCTTGTATGGAAGTGACCAGACAATACTAACTCGAAACGATCAAATAACTCAGTAGTCATACCATGAGTATTCTTGACACCTTTCATCATATCAAAACCAACCAGTTCAAGGTGAGCACCAACAACAGGAGCATTACAGTTCTGAATGAATTTGACTGAGTCGTGATAGTTTTGATTATTGATCCATGGAATCATTGCAATATCCAAACCGTCATAGTTCATGACCTTTGGTTCCATAATGATATTGACTTCATTCATGTAGTGTCCCATCAATTCTTTGAGTGAACACAACTCGTTAGTATTCTTATAAAACACATCGTGGTTACCAGGAATGATGTCCATAGTAATACCATACTCACGTAGCTTATCTAAGAAGTGAGCACGATTCTCATTCAATGCTTTAAAGTTAACATACTTACGATGATCATAATAATCACCTAGATGGATAATCTGCTTAATATCATTCTCAAGTAGATACGGAAAGAATACATCTTCGTAGAACTTACGTTGATAGTTAATAAAGATATCAGCAGAGTTACGGATACCACAATGGGTATCATTCAATATAGCAATCTTCATCAATTACCCCATGAATAACTCAAGGCCTTTCTTCTTGGCCTCTTTGATTTCTTTCTTCTCTTCCTTTGCGAAGTCCTTCAATACTTGGTCAGTAGCTTTAACCTTACCAATACGATTACGCAACTCGTCGACAAACATTCGTTCTGCCGAACCATCTTGGTTGTCATCACCGTATGCAATAAGATCTTCAATACCAGCCTTTTCAATGAATCGGAACTTGATATCTTGTTGCTTCTTCTCTTTGGCAATACGTCTCAGAAAAGCATAGTAACAGATCTGTGTGAAATATGCAAATGCGTTAGGATTACCGGTTCGAGTAGCAGCTTCAATATTATAATTTGTAATGGCTTTAAGGCAGTTCTCTACGCCATCCATTACCATTTCCTCACGGTAAGTATACCGAATGAAGTTACTCTTATGGGATAGACCTTCAGCAATCTTAAGAAATGCAGATGCAATATAGTCAGGGATTTTAGGTAGCTTACTACCCGCGTCTTTTGCCTCGTTATATGATTTTACGTGTTCTACAACAGCAAGAGAGAATTCTCTATTGTTGACGTAATGAGGCTTATCTTTAGCTTTCATTTATAACAAACTCCTAGTATATGTTATCAGTATATTATACACTGATTCTAAGGAAATGTACATATCTTATTGATAATAAACACACTATTTTTGTGTGCATTATTTGCAAAAAAAGATGTACAAGATCAAATTTCTATGATATAATATTAGAGTACACCGGGGGTGAGGGAGTATACCCAGTTAATGGATCTTATCTGACCCCGTGGTTGCATGCAATAATTCATTATCATAGTCATCATCATCTTCTTCATCATCATATAGTTCACGATCATAAGTTAAACAATATTTGATGTAAGATTCTTTAATACGTGAATCCACTTCAGCCTGAGATATGACGTGGTTCGGTGCAATACCAACAACGTCTTTACGTGCAACAGGCATCCAATCAGCAAAAAAGAAACGTTGTTTGCTGTCTTTAAGTGTTTCAGAAATAAGTGTGACTGGGCGTTCCATCATGATCATGGAAGTAACCTTATCGACACCAGTAATCAATCCAAGTACATTCTCACCAGAGGTAAGCTTGAACTGTCTAATGTCTAGATCATCGTAGATTTTATCAGTCATACTAGTATTTATCATATTTTTATTTCATGTATTTTAAACTTAAACTTCTCTTTACTGTAGATCTTTATTCTTTCAGCCGCGTGATTGAGAGTGAAATTCTTTCTCGATTTCCAGTGTAGATCATCCGCGAGGTCGTACAACTTAGTTGCTCGCCCGTCATCTGACTTACGCAGACCTCGTCCGATAGATTGTAGAATTTTGATTTGGGATTTACTTGGACTAGCAAATATAATGTTGTGAAGATTCCTAATATTAACCCCTGTACTAAAAGTGCCAAGGCTAGCAACAATGATAGCATTCTTTTCATTCTCTGTAATCCTTCTCACATCTTCTCTTACATCAGTACCAGTCTCACCTGATACGTAGAAGATCTTACGGCGTTTATGTGCCGCATCCTTTATCATATTATATAATGGCTTTCCATGTTTCTCTACGTATTGAAACAAGACAAGTGTATTACCATCTTGATCCAACGCTAAATTAGTGATAAACTTATTACGACGTTCATACTGTACAATATAATTTATCTCTTCTTGATATGTAGCTTTTGCAAGGGCACGACAGATCTCATCTTCATACTTCATAAGGATAACATCAATGTCTAGGTCTGCAAGAGATCCTTTATCCATAAGTTGTTTAGTTGTGGTCACATAATATGCTGGACCAAATAAACCTTCTAATACAAGCTTATGTGTTTGTGTACCATCAAGAGTACCTGTTGTACCAAATCTATATTCAGCTTCGCATAGTTTAGTTAGAATAGAAGTCAATGATTTAGCTTTAAAGTTGTGAGCTTCATCACCACACACAAATCCATAATCTTTAAACCATGTACCAGGTAACTTATAGATTGATTGCCATGTTGTAATGACTACACGTTGGTTTGTAAATTTTTCGCGGCCGGCATAGATCTTATGACATTCTTTCTGCACATCAAATGTATCATCAAACTCTGAATAATCAGCAAAGTCAGAATACATCTGTTCAACAAGTGATGTTGTTGGTACAATGATAATTGCTTTCTTATCACTATTCTGTAGAAAGTATCTTAACAATGAATAGATGATTAGTGATTTACCAGATGCTGTAGGCGATACTAATAGACCATTCTTTTGTGATAAACCATGGTGAATAGCTTGAAGCTGATAATCTCTTGGTTCGATCTTATCACCTTTTACTGTCAATGTCATATCATTAATGTAAGACATATCAATAGGTGTATTTGTATTAGGCATTCCATAAAAGTTGTTATGCTCTAATTCAATAGTATAATTACGACCTTCTACGCCAGCAAATTCTTCAAGGTATTTGTATAGTCCTGCATATAACTCTTTCTTACGAGTATCATACAAACGGATCTTTCCATCCCACATCTTATTACGATATGCAGGCATGAACTTATAACCCGGGACATAGAACGTAAAGAAGTCACACAGTTCATTTGCAACTGATGGTTCGCAATCAACATGTAAGAATGCGTGATTCTTCTTTTTAACCTTGATGATATCCATTATACTCCAGACGTAAACTTACGCCACTCGATCATATTTCTGACCGTCTGGTGTCTCCACTTAATGTTCTGCATTATTTCTTCTAGAGTATCTATAACTGTCTTCAGATAATCAATGTGAGCCTTCGCTGCAATGATATGATCATCAGAGTCATAGTAGAAATCCATTTCACCTTTGAGAGGTTTAGATAAACCATTAAATGGATCGTATTCCCAACCCTTTGCGTCGATTTCAGCTTGTGATAGTTTACCGTTATAGTATAACCATTTGTCCTTCAATAGAACATTGAAGTCAGCTTCTTTCTTCTTCAGCTTGAGCTTGGTGATTGACAGAATGTCAAGGTATTTAGAATGCAACTTAGCTGCATCTTTTGAAGCAGAATCCAGATTGACCTCATCGATCTCTGAATCCTTCTTCCACATTTCTAGTATTTTTTCGATATCTAACATAATATAATCCTTAATACACTATATATCCAGTGTATATTATATCACAGTTTACAGGATTTTGAAATAGCTATAGTTGAATGAAACGTTTGCAACTAAGTACTGAATATCTGTGATTGTTGTGTCAAATGGTAAAGAGCTCAATGATGTTGGATAGGCATCAACGAATTGAATCTCTTTGATAACATTGTTGTGTGATGATAGGATCTGCAATGTCATATCACGCATCTTACGAACACCATCATCTTTTTGTGTAACCATACCAAGCATCCAATCATGGATCTCTGTATAGTTAACCAGTGATTCATCAACAAGGAACGTAGCTTCAAATCCACCATAAGTTACTTTGTCTGGTGCTTCGAAAACGTTTCTTTGTGGTGTATTGTATACTGCACCATCAATTGTCATATCTGGCAATGCCGCAGTTTGAATAGTATATTGAGCATTTGGATATTTTAATTTATCAATAAGAAGCTTAAAGCCGGCCGGATTGACATAGGTCAACTGATCAACCGAAGTATTAGTTGCTTCATCACTGAAATTAATTGTTTTAGAATATGGCATAATTATCTCCTATACTCTTATTTATACAAGTTGCAGGGATAAAAAAAGGGGATCCGAAGATCCCCCTTTAGTACAGTTATTACTGTGTTACGATTATACTAAGATATCGCTAACAGCAAAGATTCTGTAGTACTGGTTCGAACGAGCCGCACCGATGTCGTTACCAGGAGCTGAACCAACGAATGGGTTAGCAACCATGCCGTAACGAGTCTTGAAGCCGATCTTAGGTTGGAAAGTGTTCTCACCAACAGCACGAACCATAGTTAATGGTACGTATGGGCAGTAGAATAAGCCTGCATCGTACGCATTAGTACCACGGTAACCAACAGTAATGTAGTTACGTGATGCATAAGGATCGATGTAAACTTTAGTACGACCGTTAAGAACACCAGCAAAAGTGTTACCAGTATCATCTACGTTCAAGTTAGTAGAAAGAGCTGGAGTGTAGTCAAGAAGACCAGCAGCAACCAACGCAGAAGCTACGTCAGATGAACATAAGATGAAGTTACCCTTACC